TTGTCACTATTCTCCATCAACATGAAGTTAGGCGCACCGTCTAGCCTTAAAACTGACCCCGAGACAGTGGTATCATCCTTTGTACCTGCAAAGGATGGGCTCTCAGTAATGGTAGATACTGCATTGAATGAGAGAATGTTGGGAACTGTGGTGACGGCTGATGTTGCGCTAGTTGAGAAATTCCCTGAACTATCTACAGCTTTAGCTAGATATGTTCCGGTGAGAAGGGGCAATACAACATTGGTGGCTGTACCTGCTAATGCCTCACCAATATCTGAACCATGCGCCCAAGTAACCCCGCTAGTCATTGGGGTATGTCTGATTCTTACATAGCCACCATGGATAACATCTGCGTCTGTTGGTTGATCCCATTGCAGATGAGCAGAGCCATCCAATGCTCTAACTGTGAAGCCTGTAATAGCTGATGGCGGGGTAGTTAATCCCGCAAAAACAAAAGTAGTTGATGTTACATAAGCTGAACGAATCCCCAAGGTGTTAACTGCGCGAACTCTGAAATCATAGCTACCAGCGGATAGATCATTAACCTGTCCAGATGTTACAGAGGTGGTAACTACAAATACCCAACTACCGCCTGACTCCCTGTACTCCATCTCGTACTTGTCTACAAAGTTATCAGATGGGGCGTTCCATGTTACGTTAGCTCTCAGCTTCGCACCGCTTCCAGTAGATGTTACATATAACTCTTCTGTAGCCGATAGTGCAGTTGGTATTCCTACTGTGTAGGGATCTGGCAAAGTAGTATCTGGTATATCGTCCTTCTCAGTTTTAGATGACCAAGGATAGATAGAGTCCTGATGCTCAATCAGATCAACCTTAACCGTGCCCTCCGCAGTAATGGATAGCTTTACTACTCTGAATGTTTTAGCCGTCCATGCAGGAGTTGAGTGAGTAACCGCTACAATATCTCCAACGCTTACCTGTAGTGCCTCACTGGTGGCTGTGAAGGAGCAAGAGATACTATTCCTTGATTTCTTGAGGATGATCTCAGCGATATCTTCAGCCTGATAGATATTGGTGATGGTTTTAAGATTTAACCGCTGATCCAGCTCTACCCCGTTATCTTCCGCAAGGTAGGATGTATAGTCTGGAGAATCAGCCTTTGGATATTCAATCTGATCTGGTTGCCAGTTGTTGTCAGGATTAACAAAAGAGACAATAACTCTATTCTTCTTGTCTTTTTTCTTGACCCCACCAATAGAGATACCATCAACGATATGATCTTCAGTAAAGGTAAATACTGAACTGCCTTCATCTTCTACTGTTAGCCCATACTTGCCTTGAGAGTAAGGCATTAAACCTCTCATTCCTGAGAGCAGAACCCTTACGTTTGCCAGCACTGTGGCATCAGTAGATAGAACCGCATTACAATCAAAGATATTCTGTGCTGTGCCGCCTGTATATGGGGTTACTTGCTCTTCGCACTTATCGGCGGCTGTATTGATTAGAGTGTCATCAATTGCAGAAGTAGCTAGACCCTTTCCATATCTGCTGTTTGTCAGATAATCTCTCAAGCAGAGAGCAGGGTTCGTACTATAGGCTGTGGTTGATGTTCTAGTATCGTAGACCTTGCGACCTTTAACGATAGCAGTAATATCAGGCATTGAGCCAAAGGCATCTTGATCCCACTTAAGGCGACAAGAGAGATATGCCACTCCACGTAATCTATGGTTAGCAGACCAGTCATTTACACCGATCAGCATTGAGTCTGCTGTCTGGCTATCAGTGCCTAGATACTTATTGATAGTGACTAATCCACTGTATCTTGAATCAGTGCTGATTACATCATTGAGATATACATCGCCTATCTCTTGTATCTCTCCTTCGCATAGAACCAATACTATGTATAAATATTCGTTATCTGCTCCAGATGTGGAGACAAATACCCTTGTTCCACCTACTTTGCGTTGACCATAGATAACAGGAATCTGAGCAAGATTAGAAGCCTTGTTGAGCAGAGTACCCTTGTTCTCATCTCCTAGATCATCTGGGAGATCTGGTATATCAACAAACCAGCTAATGACCTCGCCAATAATGTCAAAGACGACCTCAAATGGTTTGGTAACAATATCCCATACATCACTCCAGAATCCCATTAGGTTCTACCCCACTTGATATCTTTGGTGATGTTGGCGGCGTACTCAAAACCAAGATCACCATCAAAATACATCTGTTGTGAATTATGGTTGGTTTTCCTTCCTGATTTCTTCTCGAAATCCGCCCAATGAGAAGCTACTGAAAGGGAGATTGTACTGCCCTTCTTTGTGTCCTTAATCTTGAAATCAGAGACCCTTCCATCAAATGTTAGTAAGGGATCACCAATAATAGCCTGTGAGGAGTCCAGAAACGCCCTGTAGACCTTTATCTGCCTGTCAGTGGTAGATTGGGATAGCAAGATGGAGATATACGTCTGATCGACCCCTGAGAGCGTTATATTCAATGTACCGACTCTTACATCGGAACTCTCTTGTATCGCTCCAGATTTAAGCAGGTGACCGCCAGCCTGATAGGTATTTCCACTGTAGGAAATATCATGGAAAGCGTTAGTGATATAGATTGCTGGATCAAATGCAAAGTAAATCAGAGTAACTTGCGAGAACGAATCCTTTGCAATCTCTGTTATTACATCTGCATGAATAGTACGACTCATAGTGATTCGATAAAATCGACCTCGTACTTGATGAATTGTGATGTGTTCATCCCGTACTCTTGTATATCGTTTTTTAGGCGCACAGTGAATGGAACACTATTGACAGTTACAGCCTCGTTATCAGATAAAGCGGTCGCCAATGGCGGTTCAATCAGCACTGTGGAATTACCGCTTACATCGCTATTGGTATCTGCTGTCACCATATAGACTTTATCGTGACTAAACTTGATGAAGTCACCAGCCTTGAGAATACCTGTCTGCGATATAGTCCAGCCATCGGTAGAGATACTTGTTGCCCCTACTGAGTGAGCAGTCTTGACTAATGGTGTTCCTGTAGCCACGCCCCTTGAATTGCTGATGATAGGTGGAACTACTGTAAAAGTCTCATGTGATCCCTTCTGCTTAACCACAAACGCCCATACAGGCATAAAGTCTGCTCTGGTCATGGGTGGGAAGCTGGCAGAGAACTCCCATCTCTGCCCTGCTATCTTTCTTGACTGCATCCTTCCAGACACAGACTCAGATGTAAGTGTGGGTGCATTGGATTTCATACCAACCGCATCCCATACGGGTGTTGTAGGAAATGAACCGCTCATGCTAGTGCTGGTCTCCCTTGATCGTTAAGAGCCTGATTTATCATGCCGATAATATGCCCTCTGCGTGATTGCAGAAGATCATCAAAGCCAGCAGTGTCGTTGGCTATAATTGTGAAATTGATATTGGGTGCTGTACCTGCACCAGCCACTATAGTTCCATTTGATTGTGGAATAAACGTCTCTTTCCCTTGCTCGCCTACTGTGACTGCTTCACCAGCTCTTACAGAGCCGCCAAAACGTCTCTGTGGAGTGAACTGTTGTGATTTAATTGTGGCTACATTTGCAAGACCTGCGGCTACAACACCTGCCGCGGCAATATAGTTCCAAGGTGGCGGATATGCCGCCAATGCCTTATTAGCACCAGCATAGGTATCCATAATGGCATTAACTATGTTTACAGCCTTCATAATCTTGAACAGCTTTTCATTATGTTGAGCTAGAGCATTGAATCCATCTAGTGCTGTCTGGATGGTTTCTTCTTTTACCTTCTTCTCAATATTGCCTTTGGCTATTGCATACTGCTGATCTGATATTAGTTTTTTATCATTAAATGCTTTCAGAGCCTCTAATTGGCGGGCATAGGAACTATCCCATGCCTCTTCCTCGGTCATAATCTCTTCACCGAGAAGTTCTTGCAAATACTGATAGGATATTGCTCTGGCTTGTGCCATTAGCTCTTCTTGTGCAACTAAATCTACAAGAACAGGAGTTTCCTGTGTTGGTAATATGACATCTTCTGGCTTTGGTATGCTTGCTAGATGATCCTCAAACGCCTTATTTCTGGCATCTAATAGCGCAATTTCCTCATTCAGCTCTTCTTGCGTGAATTGAACACCAAGGAATCTATTTTCTCCGCTATCTATTGGCTTAATTGCGGGAACACCAAATGTTCCCATAACTCCCTCTGTTTTTGGTTGCGTTGCTCCGAGCGCAAGTCCTGCACCCAAGAAGCCACCCGGTGCGCCCGCAATAGTTTTACCTATTTTGCCCCCTGCGTATGCAGTAGCAATCTGCAATAAAATCTCTTTATTATCTACAATAAATTTGAAGGCAGAAGTTAATCCTTCTCCAAAATCTTTAACCCCTTGTTTAGTAGATGGGTCTTTTAGCATCTCAGTTATTGATGTAACTGCCTTTGCAACTTCCTCAAAAATCCCTGCTTCTGCTACGGTTATCTTCAGCTCTCGCCAAGCATCTTCCATCATGGATACTTGACCAGTAAAGGTATTGGCTAGGTCTTTAGTTGCGCCTTTAGCTGTGGTCGTTCCTTCACGCCACATATTCTTGATGATCTTTGTGGTCTCTTCGGCTGAATAACTAACTCCTGACTGGAATCCTAGAAATGCAGAGATACCTTTCTCTCTAAATTGGTCAGCAGATGCGATACCCGCCCCCATTGCTCTCTGGAGTTGCATTGCAGTCTCAGAGAATGAGAGTCCAGATACAGCGGCAATATCGCCAGTAATTTCTAATAGCTCATTAAGATCATTAACATTGTCAGCAACAGTAAGTAGTGGTGCTGATGCCCTCTCAATATCCTCCAGAGAGAAAGGTACTCGTTTGGCGAACTTGTTCATCACATCGAACGCCTTGCCAGCATCCTCTACTGAGCCAGTAAGGAATTTTAATCGAACTTTGAGATTTTCAACCTCAGATGCGGTGGTAATAACAGACTTTAGAACAGATGCCGCACCAAGACCAATAAAAGCACTCTTTAATGAAAAAACAGCCTTCTTAACCCCATCCAAGCCTTTTTTAGTAGAAGAAAAGGCTCTTTTGGTTTGATCCTTTGCAAGAATCCGAATTTTCAAATCTTCAGTTGCCACTCATCTTCTCCGCTTCTAACTGATAGAACGCCATCCATCCGTTATATTCCGTAACAGTCATCCCCTCTATTTCTGTTACTGTCTTGTTTAGCCGATCCGCAAGGGCATAGAGGTTATACTCTTGTGAATCGCTTTTTAGTTTCCCAGCTGATCCTCTACTGATTCGGAACTGCTCATTTCTGTAGCAATTCTACTCAGGATTTTAGGATCAACCCTATTCATCATCTTCTGCTTGTCAGAGAGGTCAAATATCTTCTCTCCGCTCTTATCCATGGCTTTCATAATGATAGTTCTTACTAGGAACTCTAAACTATCATCCTTTGCAAACTTAAATAATTTTTTCTGTTCAGCAAGAGTGAATGGCGTTGAATATATAACCGCTTCCCACTCTGGCACTTCTATCTCTATTGTCTCTTTGCTATCAAAATGCTCGACAGCATTATCTAATACACTCATTTGTCTCTCCGATTGTGAAACCCGAACAAAGAACGAGGCAGGGAGGTTCGGCTACTCCTTTTCGGGGATTCCCCCTAGCCTCATATTTAGTTACACAGCACCCCAAGTAACAGCACCATTCACATCAAACGAGAATGTACGCTCTACCATTCCATCAAAGGAGGCAGATACGCCAACTGATGTAAGAATAGCTGTACAGGTAGCATACGTTGATGCGTTTGCACTACCCTCTGGATAGAGGTTTAGTGTTACAGATGCCCCAATAGTCATAGATTCCTGACCATTAGTGTCTGTCTCATCCCAATAACAGGTCATAGAACCAGAAGCAGAAGTGAGTCCTGCTTGTTTGGTTGTAGCACTGTC